CTTGATAATAATTAGTAGCTTGTCTTTTCGCTCCTAATAGCGTTCTTGCAGTAACTTTGTGGCGTTTAAAATCACCCGTTGAGCTTATATAATATTCCATCGTCTTCCCTGTTAGTTTTATTTAAAATCTCATAGCCACCCCTAATTTTTAGGAGTGGACTGAAACATTAAAGTTATTTTATGCGTTATGCTATTACTTTTACGATATCGCCGTTTGATGCTGCTGAGAATATAGGACCGCTATTTCTAAGCTCGTAAGTAAATGTTACATTCTCATATTTTTTATTATAGTGTAACATTATCTTGGCTTGTTCTTTCTGAAAGTCTGTTAAATTGTCGCCGTGCTTTTCTAACATCTTGTTAATAATTTCATCCTTTGCCCACATATTTAAAGCGCATTGCTTTACATGGCCCTCATCATTAAGACCTAATAAAACAATTTCGCTATATGTTGATTTTTTAGGCTTGCACCATTTACCAGTTTTCGGGTTCAGTGTTTGTTTGCAGAATCTTTGTCCATGCTTCGCCCTGCTTTCTACCCAATACCTCACCTGTGTTCTAAGTCTGTAACCCCATGGATAATCTTCAACTAGATAAGCTGTTTCTTCATTAGTATGATTATATAAATATTCCATTCTGAACTCCTGTTAGTTTTGTTCTTTCTGTTTGTTTATACCTACCATAATACAATACATGTAATACATTGTCAAGCATTAATATAATATTTATTTATATATTATCTAAACACAGTAGATTTATCTAGATATTAAATATATTATTTGAGTAGCATAAGATTTAATTTAATGGCGTACAAAGTAGGTAAAACATGGCTAAAGGCAAACCAAAATCAGAATGGGGCATCAACGGAAGACCCAGTCAATGGAATGATGAAACCGTTAAAGCTTTTGGAAAACAATTTCTTGAGTGGAGTGAAAAAGAAAGCAGTATTGTGATTGGATCTTTCAATTCGGAGCACCCCCACGATCCCGATTGTATTTATGATTTAGCTAAGAAATATGATTGGTTCCAACTGATTGTGGATAAAGTTAGGACTACTGTCGGCACTAGAAGAGAGCGCATGGCGTTCACTGGGGAAGGCAATGCGTCTGTATGGAATAAAACAGCTAGGTTTTATGATAAAAGACTACACGAACATCTTAACAAAGAAACTTACGACTCAGCATTTAACGACTCGAAAGGTAGACTAGCAGGAAGTGGCGTTGATGAAGATACACTTCCAGATATTTTGCAGTTTATCGCATCACAAAAGAGCGGTAAGTAGCACGCTATTAACATATCAATCATTGTCATCATTGATAAATTAAGAAGCTATAAGATGTAGCAACAAGTTAATAAGCTATAAGAGAGTATAACAAGGAATTAGGGTGTACTGTAATATAGATATAAGTTGTAGAAGATGTCCGCGCCAGCCGATGGCACGAACGACCGTCCGCTTGTGAGCCTAATGGCATTCACCCGCTACCGCTAAGGTATATCAAATAATTAATTGTTGTCAAAGCTTTATTTTGGTGTTTCATAGTGTAAACTATTTTCAACGGTCTTATTTTGGGGTTAATTGGTGTTGTTTTGATGTATCACTGATTATTATTGATATTCTCTTAATATTGTGATGTACGCCCTTTGTACGCCTCGTTTAAACAGCCTGTAAGAGGCTAACACCGGTTGATCCATATGACAACATCAGTAACGCTGTAAGTCCAGCAGAAGGGCTAAGAATGAATATAACATAATAATGGGAGTAATTATGATCAATGAGCTATCAGACAAACAGAAGTATTCTTTAACTAACAGCGATGCACGTATCAATATATGGACCGGGGCAGTGCGGTCCGGGAAGTCTTTCAGTGCTCTATTAAGATTTATAGAGTTCTGTTTATCAGATATTCAGGGGGATATGGTTCTAATCGGTAAGACATCGGAAGCACTCAAGCGTAACGTTATATCAGAAATACAACGCCTACTTGGTAAGTCGGCAAGATATTCATCAGGCAAAGGTGAGCTACTTATTTATAATAGAACTGTTCACGTTATCGGGGCTAACGATGATCGAGCTGAGGGCAAAATTCGTGGATCCACATTCGCAGGGGCTTTAGTTGACGAGGGGACTCTTATCCCTGAGATATTCTTTAAGATGCTGTTATCACGTTTATCAGTAGAAGGGGCTAAGCTATTCACTACTACGAACCCCGACTCACCTTTTCACTGGTTAAAGAAAGACTTTATAGATAGAAAAGAAGAACTAGACTGCAAAGTATTCCCTTTCGAGCTGGAGGACAACCCTTCTTTGGGTAGAGCATACAAAGACAACTTAAGAAAAGAATACCAAGGACTCTATTATGACCGTTTCATATTGGGCCTATGGGTTGTGGCTCAGGGTGCAGTATACTCACTATTTGATAAGGAGCAACACGTTATAAACTTCCCTCCAGCTCAGGCAGATAAATATATTGTCGGAGTCGATTACGGGACCACCAATCCAACCGCTTTTACGCTTATCGGATATAATGCAAATGTTTACCCGAATATGTGGATAGAGAAAGAATATTGTTGGGACTCAAGAAAGGAGCTAAGACAGAAAACGGACTGTGAATATGCTCAAGACTTGACCGCATTTATTCGAAATCTAAACATTGAAACTATATACATCGACCCATCAGCGGCATCTTTTATACAAGAGTGTCGGCAACAAGGGATGAACAAAATACAACCTGCTAATAATTCAGTGCTAGACGGTATTCGTTTTGTCACCAGCTTACTAGACAACGGAACGTTAAAGATCTGTTCATCATGTTTGAACACAATAAGAGAATTCCAGTCTTATGTTTGGGATGATAAAGCAACTTTAAAAGGAGAGGACAAGCCAATGAAAACCAATGATCATAATCTCGACAGTTTGCGCTATGCCTGCATGCACTTCTTTAATGGTACCGGCTCGATGACACCGCAAGATTTAAACACTAGATACAGAAAAGCTTTAGGGTTAGACGATTCTATGCCTGCATTTTTTAGAAGCTATTAAAAAAATAATTAGTTATACATATCTAATAAACTAAAAGGGTTAATACGATGATTGATATGCAAGAAGATAAATATTATGTTGATGGCAATGACAGTTTTATTAAGCAACGAATGGAAGATTTTTATAAAAGTTCCATATCAGTAAACCAAGCGTTTTGGGCTGAAGCTGAAATTGACCTGCGGTTTAAGAATGGAGATCAAACCGTGTGGGATAGTATATATGGTAATATGCCCGAGTACAGGAAGAAACAGTTCAATTTCAACAGGATTCAAAAGATCCTTAATATGATCACTGGACACCAACGAAAGAACCGAAAGAGCCTAGTAACCCTGCCCGTTGAAAACTCCGATCAATACACTTCAGATCAACTATCAAAAGCCCTATTTTGGTCAGTAAAAAGAGATAATGTTTTACATACCTTTTCTGATGCCTTTGAGGGAGCTGTTGGCGTTGGTATGAATATGTTATCTCCATGGATGGATTACCGATATGATACTATTAACGGCGATGTCAGGGTTGACAATGTTGGATACTCAAGTTATATCATAGACCCATACTTTAGAAAAACAGATTTATCTGACTGCAACGGCTTATGGCGTAGATCGTACAGAACAAAAAAAACATTGGAAGGAATGTTTCCTGCGAGATCGGAAGACATAGATTTAATACGGACTACCGGAAACAAAGACGGTAAGTTTGAGTATATGCCGGAAGCACAGAACCTAAGCGATAGTAAACTGCTTGCTCTTGATGAATTTTGGTATTCAGATGATAGACCAGCCACTATTATAGAAGACGTAGTAACAGGCGATTCAGTAGAATTCTTTGGAGAAAAGGAAGAACTAGATTCATTTATAGCCAATAATGAAAACGCCATAGTAAAAAAGATAAGAGTTCCAACAGTTAAAGTTTGCTATTCTGTTAATGGAACAGTTTTATATAACGGCCCTAACCCCTACGGAACAGAGTTATTTCCAATAGATAAATATCCATTTATCCCTGTTCTTGGATACTATGAGCCAGATTTATCTTACTTACCGCTAAGAATACAAGGAGTATGCAGAGGCCTAAGAGATGCACAGTTCCTATATAACCGCCGTAAAGTTATCGAATTAGATATTTTAGAATCCCAACTAAATTCAGGATACATCTACGAAGAAAACGCCCTTGTTGATCCTAACGATGTATTTTTATCAGGACAAGGAAAAGGCTTAGCTGTTAAAGATGGAAGACTGGCAGGCATTAAAGAGGTAACCCCTCCACAGATCCCGCCTTCAATGTTGCAAATATCCGAAAGCCTTGGCAATGAGATAATGCAAATATCCGGAGTTAACGAAGAGCTACTAGGATCGGCTACTGATGATAAAGCTGGCGTTCTTGCTATGTTAAGACAAGGTGCCGGACTTGTTACACTAGAAAAGCTTTTTGATAACAGTGATTACGCATTTAAGTTATTAGGCGAAAGGATTGTTGAGATGATACAGGCAAACTTTAAATCCGCCAAGATTGAAAGAATAACAGGACAAGAGGCCTCCCCACAATTTAAAGACAAAGCGTTCCAAAAATATGATATAGAAGTAGTTCAGGGAATGAACACCGAAACACAGAAACAAATGCAGTTTGCTCAAATGTTAGAGCTACACAATGCCGGTGTCCCTCTTGCTCCTGAAGATATACTTGATGCTAGCCAGATGCAGAACAAGGCAGAGCTTATTGAGAATATGAAGAAAAGAGAAGAGGTTCAAGCCCAACAAGCCCAGCAAGCTCAAATGATGCAGATAGAATTATTGAAAGCCCAAATAAATAGTGCTAACTCTAAAGCCCTGGCAGATCAAGGCCTTGGTATAGAAAGAGTTTCAAGAGTTTCAGAAAATGAATCATTAAGCGAATCAAGACACGCCCAAGCGATAGCAGATCTCCAAGATGCTCAGCTATCTAAAGCCAAAGCAATGAAAGAGCTTTCTGAAATGGACTTAAACGAAATAGAAAAGTTATTAATGTTATCTGATCGTTTAAAAGTAGATACTCTAGAAGATGCGCAAGAGGCAGGTTTTGAAGAGACTGGCCTAGGCGATAAGGTAGAAGCCTTACAAACATTACAGGCCTCCTCACAACAAACAATGGCGCAGACAATGGGGCAAAATCCTCAAATTTAATAAATAATTTACATTTATTAAATGGTGTTCAATAATGCGGTAGCTCTTTACATAGTGTTTAGAGGTTTTAACCTGGGATAATATCCCGTTTACACCGGAGTTTTAAAATGGCTAAGAAATTTTATGATGGTACTTCATTAAGTACTAGTAACCAATATGCTAACATGCCGCAAGAAGTAGTTCACAAATCATACTCCAAGCAAGTTCTTGGTGGTGGTGATTGTAGTTACATTGATACCGAAGAAGGTATTAACAAGCTACATGCTGAAAATTCTCGTAAAATAAAGCGCATGAAGTAAATTTCATTGGGTCGGTAACGGCCCTTTATCTTTTAAATGGTGGTAATATGAAAGATGCAAAAAGAAAGACAGTAGGGGCGCTTTCATCGGAGCTTTTATTAAAGCCCGACAATAAGCAAGGCGTTGTTGATACTCAATTGGAGATATATAAAGAATATCTACCCAGTATAGAAAATCTTGTTAATGGTGAAGATTGCAAAGATTGGAAAGATCCCTTTTATGTTGTAGTGCTTATTAGACGTGAGAGATCAATGGTTAATGTAATAAGACATCATTTTGTAGCCCGTAAAACATTACCTACCCCTCAATATGATCAAGATACTTGGAAATACTTTCCAAGTTCAGGAACATTAGAATATTTATGGACAGTCCCGGCAAAGGACAAAGTTAATGAATTAATTATGCTTGAAGCCTCATATCCAAAATCTTTTAATGATTTAATACGATTCTGCAAACTATTTAAGGCTGATAAGCTTGATATTGTCTGCGGAAAATAATAATCTTGTTATTAAAGAATAACATTCACATAATACAATTATATTTAATCTTGCTTCACTGCTCGTGTAAGAGCGTAAGGTTGAGTAGTTAATAAACGCAAAAATGGATTCGTTATCCAAGGAGTATTTTTATGACATTAGATACATTATCTGAAATGGCGCAAGACGTGGAAGTCGCTAACCCACAAGATGAGAATACCCAAACTTCTGAAATTGCTCAAGAAACTGTAGGAAAAGAAGTTCAAAAGGAGGAAACCCCTCAAGAGCTTAATTTTAGACAGCTTAGAGAGTCAAGGGACGAAGAGAGACAGCGCAGATTAGAATCTGATAAACGCTTAGAAGCTCAACAAGTTCTTTTAGAAAAAGTTATGTTAGGCGATAAAAAGCCAGTCCAAGAAGAGGTTGAAGAGTTCGAAGAGGACGACATCCAAAACTATGGACAGACAAAAAAAACTATAAGACGTGAGGCTGAAAAGATTGCTAAGTCTTTACTTGCAGAAGAGAGAAAAAGAAATGAAACTCTCAATGCACCTAATAAACTTAAGCAAGAGTTTATTGATTTTGATAGTGTTGTTTCAACGGAAAATGTTAATTACTTAATTAAAAATGAACCGGATTTAGCCGCTATCTTAAATAATGTTAAAGATCCCTATCTGCAAGGAAAAGGAGCTTATAAGTACATAAAAACACTAGGTCTTGATAAGAAGGAAAGCGTAACTAAAATGAAGCGAGATGCCTCCCTAAATGCTGATAAACCAGTATCTCCCAATGCTACTATTGGAAGAAACTCTGTTGGAGATGCCAACTCTTTTTCAAGGACGTTAACGCCTGATCTTAAAAAGCAACTCTACAAAGAGATGATGCAAGCTAGTAATGGATAACGATAAGTCTGGTTAAACATGGAGTTTAACTATGGCAATCACTACAACAAGTGTTTTACCTGCCCCGGTGCAACAGTCTTTTTCAGAAAAGCTATTGAGTGTACCAACCCCTCATTTTGTCTACGGCCTTGGAGCTGATAGAAAAACCATGCCAGCTAATTCTGGTAATATCTTAAGAATGCAGCGTTATAATGCTCTTTCTACTGCAACAGTACCTTTAGGTAATAGTGGTATCACTCCACCAGCACAACAATTAACAGCCGTTGATATTGATGCTGAAATTAAGTTTTACGGAACTTATATCTACCTTAACGAGCAAGTTGTTCTACAGAACCAAGATAAAGTATTAAATTCAGCTACTAAGCGTTTAGGTGTTTCTTTACGCCAAACAGAAGATGAATTGATGAGAAATATGCTTATCTCAACTGCTTCTGTTATTAACTGTGTTAACGGTGCTAACGGTGACAACCCAACCGAAATAAACCGTACTGATATCGATGAAGTTATCAGAACATTGGCTAATAACGATGCTTATACTGTTGCTGATAACATTGAAGCTGACGATAAGTTTGGAACAGGCCCTGTAAGGGATTCCTACCTTGCTTTCGGAAGTACTCAATTAATTAGTGATCTTGAGAATGTTCGTGGATTCATGAATAAATCACAATATCCTTATCAAGATACAACACTTCGCAGCGAATGGGGTAATGTTTCTAATCTTCGTTTCTTCTTATCCTCTATTGGATCTCAAGAAGGTCTTTCTATGAATGGTAATGATGTTTACAACATTTCTATTTGTGGAACAGAAGCTTATGCTGCTATTGAGCAAGATGCTTATAGTACACAATTCATTTACCGCCCACCTATCTATGATGGCCCATTGGCATTAAATGCTAGTGTTGGTTATAAGATGGCTGCTGCACAGTGCATTACTAACGATGCATGGGTCTTTAATTTAAGAACAACTTTAGCTGCATAGGGAGGTTATTATGACTGCTGAAACTGAAATACTTACAGGTAAATATACCTCTGATGGAAACTTCAAGATTCTTGAGCTTCCTGCTGATGTTCACAAATTTAAGATTTGGAACTATACTGATCAGGGTTCATCTGCTAATCCCGGCGTTGTAAAAAGAGCTACTTGGTTCTTAGGAATGCCAGTAGATTATTACATGGGTGTTAAAAACACTGATGGTGCTGCTACTGATGAATCAGTACTTGGTACTTCTGGCGGTTTCCGTTGGATTGAGTCTACACCTAACAATCTTGAGGCTGCTGTAACTGCTACTGCAATTACTGCTGCTACTCCTCCTGTTGTATCAGCTGTTGGACATGGTTACCAAGT